ATGGACGTCGCGGCCAAATACATCGCGGTGTGCGCCGGCATCCCGCCGTCGTCGGTCAACCAGTTGGATCTGGCTGACCTCAATGCGCTGAGCTGGGCCGTTGCGAGTTTTTTCATGAGTGCGGCGTCGGCGCCATCACCGACCTGATCGCCGTCGCCTATGACCTGGCCTGGTTCTGGAAGGTTGACCCCGAACAGATGATGGCCAGGCCACTGGATGTGCTCCGCGAATCGCTGGAGCACGCGCAACGGATCAATGCGATGCAGCAGGTGCAGGGATGGCAGACGAAGAGAAAAAAGTGAAAACGCCGGTGCTGATCACGGGCATCGATGAACTGTCGCCCAAACTCGGCGCCCTTCAAGCCAAGGTCGAGGGTTTCAAGAAAAATCTCGAACAGGCTGGCCTCGGCAAACTGGACATCAGTGGTCTGTTCAAGGGCGGCAGCGTGATCACGCCGTTCGTGGAGGGGATCAAATCGGCGGCGGCGTTTCAGGGCAAATTGACTGAAGTGGGCGACGCGGCAAAAACCGTCGATTTGCCCGCCACACCGAAAGTCGCTGCACAGAACATGAACGTGTTCAGTGCGTCGATGGAAAAGGTTTCGGCGGCCGTCGACGCCGCGCTGGTACCGGCGGTAGGGGCATTGGTGGTCGGGCTGGAACCGATGCTGACCCAGGTCGGCAGCCTGCTCGCCGACAACCCGAAACTGGTCGAAGGCCTGGCGGCGGGGGCAATCGCTTTCTCCGCCATGCAAACCGCCGTCACCGGCATGACCCAAGTGATGGACGTGATGAGCATGGTGCTCAAGACCAACCCGATCATGCTGATCGCCATGGGTATCGCAGTGGCGGCCGGTCTGATTTATGCCAACTGGACGCCGATCAGCGCGTTCTTCAAGGACATGTGGGAGGGCGTGAAAAACATCGGTGTGAGTGCGATGGCGACGTTGCGCTCGATCCTCGATTGGCGACCACTGGATGCACTGGCGGCATTGTGGTCACCGATCGCGGGATTCTTCTCCGGGATCTGGGATAAGGTCAAAGCGGTCACCGCGCCAGTGATCGACTTTTTCAAATCGGTGTTCTCGTGGATGCCCGCCGGCATGATCCTGGAAAACTGGGCGCCGCTGACCGGTCTGTTTTCGGCGATCTGGGACTTGCTCAAGGCCTTGAGTGTGCCGGTGATGGCATTTCTCAAAGGTCTGTTCGACTGGACACCGTTGGGAATGATCATCAACAACTGGGGGGCGATCACCGGGTTCTTTGCCTCGATCTGGACGGCACTGCAACTGGCGGCACAAGCCATCAAGGACTTCTTCGGCACGTTGTTCGATTACTCCCCGCTGGGCATGATCGTCAACAACTGGGGCAGCATCGTGGCCTTCTTCGAACCGATCTGGGCCGCGCTGCAAGCGTCGGCGCAGCAGATCAAAAGCTTCTTCCAGAGCCTGTTCGAATGGTCGCCGCTGGAACAGATCGCGATGTACTGGCAGCCGATCAGCGAAGTGTTTTCGGCGCTGTGGGGCGTGGTGCAAGCGTTGGCCGCACCGGTACTTGAGTTTCTGCACAGCATGTTCGAATGGACACCGTTGGGGCAGATCATCAAGAACTGGGGGCCGATCACCGAGTGGTTTGGCGAGTTGTGGCAAAAGCTGCAAACCGTGATTGCGCCGATCAAGGAGCTGTTCGACGGCGGTTTTGCCGGACTCATCGCCAAGGTCACCGGCAAGGTTGAAACGTTCACCGAAGCGCAACGCCAGACCAATGCCGAAGGCAAAGGTGAGTTGGCGCCGGCGTTCTTCGGAGCAACGCCGCAAGCAGCGGGTAACGGTGGACTGCAGAGCGGATCACTGCCGCAAAGCTCCGGCGCACTGATTCAACAAAGCGCAATCAACAACCGCACGCAACTCGAAGGCGGCCTGACCGTGCGCTTCGAAAATGCACCGGCCGGATTGCGCACCGATCAACCGCAAAGCAATCAACCGGGCCTGGCGCTGTCTTCGCGCATCGGCTATCGCTCGCTGTCGGCAGGAGGTTCCAATGAACTGGCGTGACCGTTTGTTGCCGGCATCCTTTCGCGGTGTCGGCTTCTGGATCGATCAGGCGAAAACCCCGGTCGGTCGCAAAGGTCAGTTGCACGAATATCCGCAACGCGACCTGCCGTATTTCGAGGACCTCGGCCAGCAGGCGAGGATTCACGATGTCACCGCATTCATCATCGGCGCCGATTGCCTGGAGCAGCGCGACAAGTTGCTCAAGGCTTTGGAAGCGGGCAATGGTGAACTGGTGCATCCGTGGCTCGGGCGCCTGCAAGTCAAGGTCGGCGAATGCGACATGACCCACACCCGCCAGGACGGCGGGTTGGTGACCTTTACCCTGAAGTTCTATCCAGACCAACCGCTGCCGTTCCCGACTGCCACCGTCAGCACACAGAAAGTGTTGCTGGCCAAGGCCGACACGCTGTTGGGTTCGGCGGTGGCACGCTTCGAACAGGCGATGACGCTGATCAAGGCCGCGCGGATCGGCATTGCCAATCTGCGTAACAGCCTGACCGGGGTTTATGAGGTGATCAAAGAACAGCTCAAGCCGCTGATCGAGCAGTACCGGCAGATCACCGAACTGGTCAAGGCAGTGAAGGAGGTGCCCAAGGAAGTGGCGGCGGAGTTCAAAGGTTTGCTCGGCGATATCAAGGAGCTCAAGGAATTCGCGAAGGAAGGCTACCGTGGCGTGATTGCCGACGTCTCCCAGCAACTTGAAGCCATCCGCAAGGCTGATGCGCCGAAGATCACCACCGGCAAGGACACCAATGCTGCGGCGCAAGCCATGGCCGATCTGGTACAGGACACGATGCTGGTCAAAGTGGCGCAATGGGTAGCGTCGATGCCAGTGGCGAGCCCCGCCGTGAAGCTGTCGTCGACACCTTCGGTGGCGCAGCAGGCGGATCAACCCGTGACCCGTCCGGAAGTACCGGTGACCGATGAAATGAAAGCACTGCAGAAGGCGGTCGGGGTGGCCATTGATCCGATGCTGGACAAGGCCGATCCCAAACACCACCAGGCAATCAACGATGTGAAGGAAGCGCTGCTGGCGCATCTCAAGGCAGTGGCGTCATCCGGTGTGCGACAGGTGACTAAATCGTTCCAGGAAAGCCTGCCGGCGCTGGTTGTGGCCTACAAGCAATTTGCCGATGCCACACGGGTGACTCAAGTGACTCAAAGCAACGCGATGAACCATCCGGGCTTTTCACCCAACGACGTGAAAGTGTCCAGGGAGTGAGCCATGAGCGAGATGGATAACCGCGTCACGTTGACCGTCAACAACATGGAATACGGCGGCTGGAAAAGCGTGGAAATCACCGCTGATCTGGAGCGCCAGTTCCGCACTTTCAAACTCGACATCACCTGGCAGTGGCCGGGGCAGACGGTGGACCAGCGGATCAAGCCGGGTGACCCCTGCGAAGTGAAGATCGGCCAGGACCTGGTGCTCACCGGCTATGTGTTCAAGGCCCCGATCCGCTATGACGGACGGCAGATCAGCCTGAGCATCGAGGGCAGTTCCAAGACCCAGGATCTGGTCGATTGCGCCGCCAGAAACCAGCCGAACCAGTGGCAGGAGCAACCGCTGTTGAACATCGTTCAGGCGCTGGCGATGGAGTACGGGCTGATGGTGGTCAATGAAATTCCCGAGACTGCGCGGCTCGCCAAGCACACCATCGTGCCGGGCGAAACGGTGTTCCAGTCGATCGACCGGTTACTCTCGCTGTTCCGGGTGTTTTCCACCGATGACGCGCAGGGCCGGTTGGTGCTGGCCAAGCCTGGCAGTGGTGGGCGGGCCAGTGATGCGCTGGAGCTGGGCAAGAATATCCTGTCGGCCAACGCCCCCATGGATCAGAGCCAGGTGTTCTCCGAATACCGGGTGATCGGCCAGCAGAAAGGTTCGGACAAGAAGAGCGGGGCAGCGGTCAGCGAGGTTGAATCCAGCGCGACCGACCTGAGCTTCAAACGTCGACGCACCACCATCATCAACGAGGGCACCGCGCTGACGTTCGAACTGGCCCAGCAACGCGCCCAGTGGGAGAGCGCCACCCGTATGGGCCGGGCACAGACCACCACGTATCAGGTGCAGGGCTGGCGCCAGGCCAACGGTGATCTTTGGCGGCACAACACGCTGGTCAAAGTCACGGATCCGGTGCTTGGGTTTGATGGCGACATGCTGATCTCCAAGGTCACTTATTCGCTGTCGGCACAAGGCTCGGTGACCACGCTGCAAGTGGCACCGCCGCATACCTTCGATCCTGATCCAACACCCCCGAAAAAAACCTGAGCCTGACTCCGGACCCTGTGGGAGCGAGCCTGCTCGCGAAAGCGCTGGCAGCTTCAACATCACATTGCCTGACCCAGCGCATTCGCGAGCAGGCTCGCTCCCACAGTGGATCGCGTGATGCCTACCTCTTGAGGACAATTCATGAGCCTACTGACACGCCTGCTGGCGCGCGGCACTGTCGTGCTCGCCAACTCGGCATCCAAACTGCAATCGCTGCAAATGCGCCTCACCGCCGGCGAAGTGAACGACGACATGGAGCATTTCGAGCCCTACGGCTTCACCAGCCATCCGCTGGCCGGCGCCGAGGGCGTCGTCACCTTCATCGGCGGCGACCGTTCCCACGCCATCGCTCTGGTCATCGCTGACCGCCGCTATCGCCTGCAAGCGCTGGCCGCTGGTGAAGTGGCGATCTACACCGACGAGGGCGACAAGATTCACTTCAAGCGCGGGCGGATCATCGATATCGAAACCGCCACGCTGAACATCCGCGCCAGCAGCGCGGTGAACTTCGATACGCCGGTGATCAACCAGACCGGCAAGATCGTCTCCACCGGTGATCAGCTTGCCGGTGGCATCAGCCAGATCAAACACGTGCACGTCGGCGTACAAGCCGGCAGCGGCCAGACCGGTGCGCCGGCAGGAGGCAAGTGATGCTGATCAGCCAAAACCTCCACGCCGCACTGACCCGCGCCGTGCTCATCAGCCTGTTCACCTGGCGCCGCGCCGCCGATGACGACGCCCTCGACGACGAAGAGCGTTTCGGCTGGTGGGGCGACACCTTTCCCACCGTTGCCGACGACCGCATCGGCTCGCGGCTATGGCTGCTGCGCCGGGTGAAATTGACCCGACAAACGCAGATGGACGCCGAGTTCTATGCCCGCGAAGCCTTGCAGTGGCTGATCGACGACGGCCACTGCAGCGCCATCGACATCATCAGCGAACGCCTCGACGCCCAGCGCCTGAACCTGCGCACGACGCTGGTCCTGGCCAACGGTGAACGCCTGGACATCAACCCCGATAACAGTTGGCAGGTGACCTATGCCCTTTGATACCCCTTCGCTGCCGGTGCTGATCAAGCGCACCCAAAGCGACCTGGCCGGCGATTCGCTGCGCCAGTCCGATGCGCAAGTGCTGGCCCGTACCCTAGGTGGCGCAGCTTATGGTCTGTACGGTTATCTCGACTGGATTGCCGAGCAAATCCTGCCCGACAAGGCCGATGAGTCGACCCTGGAGCGCATCGCCGCACTGCGTTTGAACCAACCGCGCAAACCCGCGCAAGTCGCCACCGGCAGCGTCAGTTTTACCGCCACGGCCGGTGCAGTGCTGGACGTCGACACGTTGCTGCAATCGAACGACGGTCGCACCTACAAAGTCACCGCCGCACGCACCACGGCCAATGGCAGCAACAGCACCACCATCGCCGCACTCGATGCCGGCAGCCTCGGCAATGCCGACGCCGGGCTGGCGCTGACGCCGGTGCAGCCGATTGCCGGTGTGGTCGGCAACAGTTTTGTGGTGCTGGCGCCGGGGCTCAGTGGCGGCGTGGCACGGGAAAGTCTGGAGTCGCTGCGCTCGCGGGTGATTCGTTCTTACCGCGTGATTCCCCATGGCGGCTCGGCCAGCGACTACGAGACCTGGGCGCTGGAAGTGCCGGGCGTGACCCGCGCGTGGTGCCGTGGTGGCCTGCTCGGCCCTGGCACCGTCGGCGTGTACATCATGCGTGACGACGACCCGCAACCGGTGCCGAACGACGAGCAACTGGCCGAAGTACAGGCTTACATCGAGCCGCTGCGCCCGGTGACGGCTGAAGTGCATGTGCTTCCACCGATTCAGGTGCCCGTGACTTATCGCCTGAAGTTAACCCCCGACACCAGCGCCGTGCGCGCGGCGGTCGAAACCCAACTGCGCGACTTGCACAACCGCGAGGCCGACCTCGGCGAGGATCTGCTGATCAGCCATATCCGCGAAGCGATCAGCAGCGCCGCTGGTGAAACCGACCACGTGCTGACGGCCCCCGTCGCCAACGTCCCGGCCAACGACAGTGAACTGCTGACCTTCGGAGGTTGCGTATGGGGGGCATAAGAACCGCCGCGCAATATCAGGCGCAACTGCGCGCCTTGCTGCCCAGCGGCCCGGCGTGGGACCCGGAACGCGTGCCGGAACTCGAAGAAGTGCTGCAAGGCGTTGCCGTCGAACTGGCCCGCCTCGATGCCCGCGCCGCCGACCTGCTCAACGAGATGGACCCGGCCGGCGTCAGCGAACTGGTGCCGGATTGGGAGTGGGTGATGAACCTGCCCGACCCGTGCCTGGGCGCCACGCCGCTGTTCGACGACCGCCGCCTCGCCGTACGCCGACGCTTGCTCGCGGTCGGCAGCCAGGCTGTCGGTTACTACCTCGACATCGCCAAAAGCCAGGGCTATCCCAACGCGACCATCACCGAACTCGAAGCCCCGCGCATGGGCCGCTCACGTTTTGGCTCGGCGCATTGGGGCACTTGGGAAGCGCAGTTCATGTGGACGCTCAATACTGGCGGACGCTTGCTGCTCGGTCGGCGTTACGGCGCGAGCTATTGGGGCGAGCGTTTTGGCGTCAACCCGGGTGCGGCGCTGGAGTGCCTGATCCATCGCAGTGCGCCGGCGCATACCAAGGTGCACATCAATTATGACTAGGGAGGCATGAGCCATGGATTATCCGAACAGTGTTCCCAGCGCCGGCTTGGTGAATGGGAAGTTTGTCGATGAGAACCCGATGACCGGAACCCCGGGATCGCTGATTCCGGCGGACTGGGGGAATGGGGTTACGCAGGAAATTCTCAATGTGATCAATGCGGCCGGGCTGACGCCGGACGAGAAGAAATACGATCAGCTGTTGCAGGCGATTCAATCAGTGACGGCCAAAGGCTGGAATCAGGATCTGGCGTTGCCACTGGTGGCGTTGCCGCTACCAACGGTAGCCACTGCCGATGGCCGGCTGACGGTCAGCCCGGCAGCTGCCGCTACCAGCGGTGGCAAGGTTTCGATCGCGGCGGGTACGTTTATCAGCCTGGGGCAGGAAGTGGTGAATGGCCAGTTGGGCCGCTCGCGCACTTTTGTGACATCGGCCTGGAGCAGCGTGGATCTGTTGCCCAGCAGCCATTACTTTCTGCGTGCGCAAGTTTCCGGTGGTGCGCTGACGTTCTACGTGCAGCGTGGCAACATTCATGACGTGACGCCCGAGTCGTTGAAAGGAACGGCAAACGGTGCCGCCGGTGGTGGGTTCCAGTCAACGGCACTGGACATGTGCCTGGGCTGGGTCGTGACCGGCGCACCGGGTTCGGTGCCGACGGTGCGAACGATTTACAACCGTGCCCGCTTGACCTGGACCCAGACCGTCAACGGGACCGGCGCGATTTTCCTGCCGCTGGATCCGCCCGCACGTTCTGCCCGATTGGTTGCCGGCAATCCAACGCCGTCCTCGACGGCAGTGACGTCGGTTGCCTTTCCGTCAACGGGATGGGCGGGCGGTAACTATTGCTTCCTGTCGCCCATTATTGCGGGAAGTTCCAACAACCCCGGGGGCTGGAACCCCGCCACGGTTTCCCCTTGTGTGTTGTTCACCAACAACATCGTTAACGACGTGACGGTTTCAACCCTGGCCGCCAGTTTCGACCATGCCAATCTGCGCTCGTTGTGGCAGTGCTATCAGGCAGAACACAACCTTGGTCAGTCGAACGCCGACAGTGATGAGCTGTTACTCAGCATGGGCATCAAGAGCCACCCTGTCACCGACTACAGCGTCGGGATTGCGATCAACTTTGCAGACGCCGTGAACGTCCAACTGTCGTGGGAGCTTATTCGATGATCGTGATTCAGGAACTTCATCAGTTCGACGGCGAAATGCGCCTTCCTCAACCTTCTGCCGCCCATGACTGGGACGGTGAGAAGTGGGTCGTGAACGGCGATAAGCAGGCTGTACTGGACGAGCAGGAAACTGAACGTCTGTGTACCAAAGTCGACGCCACCGCCGACAACATCCGCACCGCGCTGGCCGGCGACCCCCTCAAAGCCTTGGAGTACGCCCAGGCCGCCGCTGACGCGCAGGCTTATCAGGACGCCGGTTACCCGAAAAAGGAAGTGCCGCTGTCAGTCGCCGCGTGGGTTGTCAAAGGGCGCACGGCTAAACAGGCCGCCGAGCAGATTCTGAGCAAGGCCGATCAACTGACCGACCATCTGCTGGCGCTGCGTACGCTGCGCCTGAAAGCCAAAGCGCAAATTCGCGCACAGGCAGCCAAGGGCAACATGGATCTGGCGCGCAGCGCGGGTGAGGAAGCTTTGGTCGCCATTCGCGAGCTGGCCAGCGGCCTTTCCAACTAAGCCGAAAAGCCTCCGTTCAGCGTCACCCAAGCCCACTTCAATGTGGGCTTTTTATTTTCAGAAAACAGACCGCGGGCAGGCACCTAAAAGGCGCTGTGTCGACACCGGTCATTTGTCATTTCAAAGGAACGAACAACCTATGGATTATCCAAAAAGCGTACCCAGCGTCGGCTTGGTTGATGGCCGCTTTGTCGATGAAAACCCAGTGGCCGGAACACCGGGATCTTTGATTCCGGCGGTGTGGGGCAACAGTGTGACTCAGGAGATTCTGAGTGTGATTACCGGCGGTGGGCTAGTGGCCTCAGAGGCGGATACCACTCAGTTGTTCAAGGCGATTCAGTCGATTGTCGGCAACGCCAGCCCGATGCGTTCGGTGATTACTCGGGTTGGAGCGTCCAGGTCATTGACCACCGATGAGTTGGGCTTGGTTTTGATCGATGCCGGGGCCAGCGCATTGACCGTCAGTTTGCCTGCAGCCAATACCAGTCTGGGGGTGCGTGACGTCATTGTGCGACGTGTCGATAACAGCGGTAATCGCCTGGTCGTGAAAAGTTCAGGCGGCGATGCGATCAAGTTTCACACCCACCTGAATGCTTCGGGTTATCCGTTTCTCGTATTGATGGGAGCCGGTGACTGGTGGCACTTGCGCAGTGACAAAGTGGGCAATTGGTGGCCGATCGGTCGTCTGGACGGTTCGTCACTCGGATACGTAGCCTTCGAGACCACTCTGGCTGTGCTGCCCGGTGGTTATGCCGCATTGAATGGTTCCTTAATGAACCGCGCGGAATGGCCATGGCTTTGGGATCACGCGCAGCAGTCGGGCATGTTGCGTCCCGAGGTGGATCGTGGCGGTGCGTGGACTCCTGGAGACGGCGTCACGACTTTTCGCCTGCCAGAAGCCCGTGGTGAATTCTTGCGCGTCCTGGCCGAGGGCGGTTTGGTCGATACCGGTCGGGCGCCGGGGTCTTGGCAAAAAGGCTCTTTGGTTCAGGGCGACAATGGCATTGGCGACAATATTCTGTTCGCGACACACATCGGTACCCAGAAGACCCAGTTGGGTTTCGATATGGGTAACTACGCCGATTACGCGGGCGCTACCGTCAAATACATCACACCTTCAGAGCTGGTTTCTCCGATCTCGGATGCTGATTTGCTGAACCACGGAGGTATTACGCGCCCCCGCAACATCGCCTATCCCGGGCGCATCAAACTTATCTGAGGCACGCCATGTTCAATTATCTACTTGATGGCTCGGGTGCTCTGTGCGGCCCCGTCGAGTTTCCCGTTACGCCCGGAATCGGGATTCAGCTTCCCGCCAACGCCGTTGAACTGACGTACGAGTTGCCTGCGCCGGAAGCCGGTCGCAGTTGGGCGCTCATCAACGGCGTACCCCGTGAAGTGATTGACCACCGCGGTTTGGTTTATCGCAAGGGCGGCGGCGCTCAACAAATCTGGACAGAACTGGGGGAATTGCCTGACAGCCTGACCGCACAGCGTTGGCCTGGCGAGTTCCATGTCTGGCGGGACAACGCTTGGGTGCTGGATGAGCAGACTCGCCTGGCGAGCGTCAGACAACAAAGTCTCGACTTGCGCGATGAGTTGCTGCGCGACGCCGTCCTGCGCATCGCACCCCTGCAATACGCCGAAGACATTGGCGATGCCAGCCATGACGAACAACTGCTGCTGATGGAGTGGAAGCTCTACAGCGTCGAGTTGAACCGCATCGAAAAGCAGAGCGGTTTTCCCGAAAACATCTCTTGGCCGGTGGTGCCTGGCGCCGCTGTCGCTGACTGAACCCGCACAAGGAGTCGTGCAATGGATTACCCGAAAAGCATCCCCGGCGTGGGGCTGGTCAACGGTGGCTTCATCGATGAAAGCCCCGTCGCCGGAACACCGGGGTCACTGATCCCCGCCGCGTGGGGCAACAGCGTCACGCAAGAAATTCTCAATGCGATCAAGGCTGCCGGATTGACCCCGGATGAAGCCAAAACCGATCAACTGGCCACAGCCATTGGCGCCCTCGTTGATTTCACCAAACTGAAAAATACCCCAACCACGTTGGCTGGTTATGGCATCACCGATGCGGTGGGGCGGTTGCTGGGAGTTCGACAGTTCGAGACGGTCGGGATCACGGTTTACAAGCCCAGCCCGAGGGCTAAACGGATTCGTGTGCGGCTGGTCGGAGCCGGTGGCTCGGGGGGCGGCGGTGCACCGGTGGCAGCGGGTTATCACAGCATCGGCGGTGGCGGTGGTGGTGGCGCCTATGGCGAGAGTTTGTATGACGTGAGCGCGGAAATGATGGCCGGCGTGCCGGTTTCACTGGGAGCGGGTGGTGCTTCACGTAACGCGATGGGACAGGCCGGTGGTGGTGCTTCTTTTGGCAGCTACATGAGCGTGGCAGGAGGCATGGGCGGGCAAATCCTGACCTTTCCCGTGACAGCCTCGGCAGTCGGCTTCGTTCAGGGTGGCGCCGGAGGGCAAGCCGTCACCGGTGGCAACCTCGCTAACGCACGTGGAATTGGCGGTGGTTACGCCATGTACAACGCCAATTGGGGCGTATTGGCAGGCGGTGGCGGAGCGAGTCCGTTTGATGGCGGCGGCCCGTTGATGGGCCTCAGTGGCCCTGGCACTTCAGGGAGCCGAGGCTCGGGTGGCAGTGGTTCTTGTTCGACCAGTGCGTCCGCCTCTGTCCTTAGCGGTGTCGGCGGCAATGCCTTCTGCGAAATCTGGGAGTACGAGTAATGGCCGTTTATGCACGGATCGAAAACGGCGTGATCGTCGAACGGATCGATACCGGTGACTACGCAATCAGCCAACTGTTCGCGCCGTCTTTTGTCGAGTCGATGGTGCGAGTGCCGGATGGTCAAGACGTTCAAATTGGCGCGCCGATCAGTGAGTTGCCGACAGCTGCCGAACCTCTGCCTGCACCGCAAAGTCCGGTGATCCTCCTGGCGCCGGTTGTTGCAGATCAAGTGCCTGCGGCAGCGGAACGCAGCTGGCGTCAGACATCCCTTTCAGCGACCGAATGGCTGGTCACTCGCCATCGTGATGAGCAGGAACTGGGGCGCGGAACCTTGCTCAAGGCGGCGCAATATCTGGAACTGCTTGAGTACCGACAAGCGCTGCGCGACTGGCCTGATTCAGCGTTTTTTCCCGCTGCAGATTCCCGACCATCAGCACCACTTTGGTTAGCCAGCGTGTCTGGCTGAACGTGTATTTTCAATCAAGGAGATGAACATTGGACTACCCAAAAAGTGTGCCCAGTGTCGGGCTGGTCAACGGCCAGTTTGTCGATGAGGACCCGATTGCCGGAAAACCCGGCTCGCTGATCCCGGCGACGTGGGGCAACAGCGTCACGCAAGAAATTCTCAATGTCCTTCAGGCGGCCGGCATGACGCCGAACGAGTCGTCGAACAATCAGTTGCTGGCAGCGTTGCGCAGTCCGGCGCTGTTCATGACGGCGCCGCAGTTTGATGGCGGACGCTCGGCAGCAACGTCCGAGTTTGTGCAGCGGGCGCTGGGCAGTTATGCCAGTGCTCGCGGTATATCCGCCGCCACCCAGTTGACCCAGACCGATGTTGGCTGCTCGATTGGGCTGGGCGGTAACGCGGCGTATACCGTGACGCTTCCGGATGCCGCTGCGGTGCCGAGCGGCGCCACGATCAGTTTGCATTGTCGCAACAGCGCACCCGTCACCGTGGCCAGTAAAACCGGCACGCAGATTAGTCCGCAGGGGGCGTATCTGGCCTCGATCATGTTGAACAATGGTGAGAGTGCGAACTTCGTCAGGGAGTCTGGAGTGTGGGTGGTGTATGGCACCGCTGCGCTGAAGTACTCAGCCAATTACGCCGCGCAGTTCGCTACATCGGGATATCAAAAGTTTCCCAGCGGTTTGATCGTGCAGTGGGTGACGGGGGGCTCCGATGCGAATGGCAACATGACAGTGTCGTTGCCGATCAGGTTTCCCAACGCTGTCCTCGGCGGTGTTGCCAATGAAGGCTATCCGGCAGGTTGGGGGAGCTCCAACGTCATCGTTTGGGCATTTGACGGTGCGAACTCCACGACAACGACAGTGGTGGCTCGGGTCCGAAACGTCCTGGCTTCAAGTGTAAAGGCCGAGCCGGGAATCTCGGGCCGCATTCTGGTTTGGGGGTACTGACCATGACGATTTACTTTTATGCACAAAGCCTTGGATTCGATCGGGTTGAACACCCCGGTGCGGATTTGCCTGACGGCGCCGTAGAAATCACCCAGGCGCAATACGCCGAGCTGTTTGCCGGGCAGGCAAGTGGCAAAGTCATCAGTGCCAGTCACTCTGGCCAGCCTGTGTTGACCGATCCTCTCAATTCCCCGATTGCGCTCGCCAGCCGTGAACGCGCATGGCGCAACCAGGTGCTTCAAAACACCCAATGGTTGGTGTTTCGCGACGCCGAAGAGCTTGAAGTGGGCGAGGGCACAACCCTGCGCGGCGAAGAGTTCAAACTACTGCTCGCCTATCGGCAGGCACTGCGCGACTGGCCCAATCATCCGGACTTCCCGGATTCCCATTCCCGCCCGGTTGAACCTGACTGGCTTGAAGATTTGCTGCTGGCCAATGGCTGAACGGTTCGCTCTTCAATCGAGGATAGATATACATGGACTACCCGAAAAGCGTCCCAGGCTCAGGCTTGGTCGACGGCAAGTTTGTCGATGAAGATGCCATCGCTGGAACGCCGGGGTCGTTGATCCCGGCGAGCTGGGGCAACAGTGTCACCCAGGAAATTCTCGGCGCGATTACCGCAGCGGGTCTGAAACCTGATGAACAGCAAACTGATCAGTTGGCGCAAGCGATCCGTCAATTGTCCAGGCCTGATCCGCTACAGCAGTTTCCTGTGCAGGTGTATCGCAGGAATGTCTTGATCAATGGCGGGTTCGATATCTGGCAGCGCGGCACGACCAACCAAGGCCCCAATATCGGTGGCTATGTAGCGGATCGTTTTCGCTGCGACTGGAATGGCAATGCTGCCGTGATCATCTCTCGTCAGGAATTTTCCCCTGGCCAGACAGACGTGGCAGGCGAGCCGGGTTGTTTTTTACGCTGGCAGCAAACCTCAGCGGGCGTCGGCGCTACCGAGCACAAGATTTCCCAAAGCGTTGAGTCAGTCAGGACGCTGGCTGGACGAACCGCCACCGTGACCTTTTGGGCACGCTCCGATGCCACGCGTTCATTGAAAGTGACGATCGGCCAGTACTTTGGCAACGGTGGTTCGGAAGCCGTCGTCAAAGTGGTCGATGTTTTTCCATTGAGCACGGCATGGGGCAAGTACAGCGCAACGTTCCAGGTGCCATCGATCGCGGGGAAAATGCTGGGCGCCAATGATTATTTGCGCTTGGCTTTTGATTTGCCGCTCAACGTTTTGCAAACCGTGGATCTGACTCAGGTCCAATTGGAAGAGGGACCGGTTTCCACGCCATTCGAATACCGTCTTTCTGGCGAAGAATTGACGTTGTGTCAGCGTTACTTCGAGAAGTCTTTTGCCAACCGTTTACCGATTCGTGCAAACAACGGTACTGGCACCTGCATCGTCTCGTTTACTCAGGCCGCGGCTGGAAATAGCGGTCAATACGGTATGGTCGTAGACATGCAGACTCAGAAGAGAGTGCAGCCTACTGTTGTCCTGTATTGCCCTGGCAATGCAAGTAATCAGGTTTGGAACTATTCGCAGGGAGTGCCTTGCACAGGGACCACTGTGCAAAGTGTAACGCAGCGTAGTTTCGCGGTCGGCACCGTGACGCCTGTAAACAGTCAGCCCGGTAACGGATTGCAGATTGAATGGACAGCGGACGCTGAGATCTAGGAGTGAACCCATGACCTATCAACTGACCACTTGCGGAGTACTGCGCACGGAGGATTCTTCGTTTATTCCGCAGGACCCAACCAATCGCGACTGGCTTGATTATCAAGCCTGGCTGCTATCTGGCGGCCAAGTATTGCCATTGAGTGAAACCCTCGAAAAAACGGCCTCGGACAACTCAGTGACAACTCTGGCAAAAAAATGGCTGACCGGCATTGGCCGTCAACTGTGATTCAATCGGGACAATATCCAGGGAGGATCAAGCATTATGCAAATAACTGAAAACAACCTTATCGACATCATGCCCAACGCCCGCTCCCAAGCGGGCGTTTTTGTTTCTGCACTCAACACTGCCATGACTCGGCGGCGCATCGACACGCCTAAACGTATTGCTGCGTTTCTGGCGCAGGTCGGCCATGAGTCGGGGCAATTGCGTTATGTGCGCGAACTGGGCAACAACCAATACCTGAGCAAGTACGACACGGGTACGTTGGCTTTGCGTCTGGGCAACACACCGGAGGCTGACGGCGACGGGCAAAAATACCGCGGACGCGGGTTGATCCAGATTACGGGCCGTTCGAATTACCGCCAGTGCAGTGTTGGCCTGTTCGGCGATGAGCGTCTGCTGTCTTTGCCCGAACTCCTCGAACAACCGCAATGGGCCTCCGAGTCCGCGGCATGGTTCTGGGAGCAGAAAGGTTTGAACGCACTGGCCGACCGCGACGAGTTCAACACCATTACCCGTCGCATCAACGGCGGGTTGAACGGTTTGCAGGATCGTCTGGATATCTGGGCACGGGCGAGGGCGGTGCTATGCCAATCCCCTGGCGAGTGATCGGCCTTTTGTTGCTGGCCGCTGGTGCGTTTGCCGCGGCCTGGCAGTTTCAGGAGTGGCGCTATGGCCGACAGCTGGCCGAGCAGGCCCGGTTAAACGCCGAAACCCTCAATCAACTGACGCAGAGCGCCGCCACCGCGCAGCAGGCCGAGCAGGATAAACGTCTGGCGCTGGAGCAACAGCTCACCGCCAGTGAACAAACCCATTACCGAGCGCTGAGCGATGCCCAACGTGATCAGGATCGCCTGCGCGATCGTCTTGCCACTGCTGATGTGCGCCTGTCAGTCCTTCTCGACGCCAGCGACGCTGCCCCAGGCTGCAACGTGCCAGCCACCGCCGGCGCCGGCAACGTGGATCATGCAACCGTACGCGCCCGACTTGACCCGGCGCATGCTCAACGAATTATCGCCATCACCGACACCGGTGACCGTGGACTGATCGCCCTGCAGGCGTGTCAGGCGTATGTCAGAGCGCTGGCGCCTGCACATTTTGAATGAGTCTGTGTATTGAAAGCACAAACGGCTCGTGTACGGTGGAGGCATTCCACACGATCCGGAGCACGCCGTGAAAGAGATCACTCAACTGGCCGCCGACCTCGGTCGACGTCTGCAACTGCTCAATGCCCACGTCACCACCGCTGAGTCGTGTACTGGTGGCGGGATTGCCGAAGCCATCACACGGATTCCCGGCAGTTCGGCGTGGTTCGAGGCCGGTTATGTGACCTACTCCAACCGGCAGAAAACCCAGCAACTGAATGTACCGACCGAGTTGTTCGAAACGGTGGGCGCGGTCAGTCGCGAGGTCGTTGAGGCGATGGTGCGAGGTGCCCAGGACAAAAGTCTGGCGCGATTTGCCGTAGCTGTCAGTGGTGTGGCCGGGCCGGACGGCGGTTCGCCAAACAAACCGGTCGGCACAGTGTGGCTGGCCTGGGGTGTTGGCGAGACAGTGACCAGTGAGGTGCAGCACTTCCCCGGCAACCGCGATGACGTCCGCCGACAAACGGTGAAGGCCGCGCTAGAGGGGCTCCTGCGACTAGCGGCACGAGAAATCGAAAATCAGGGGTAGGCGATCCGCGAACGCTGTGGAATAATACTGGCTACTTATACAGGTGTTGGCCGTCAGGCCTTATTGATTACGTGAGGACTTTA